AATCGGTAGTGCACGTACTGGTCAGCGTACTAAGTACGGTCAGCAGTTTGGTAGCCAGATCAACCCCTACTACGCTGAAGACACCTTCGGTAATACACGCGATGACGCAATCCTGAGCAGCATCCTCGATACGCAATACGGCGATGCTCTCGCGGACTTGCAGTCTGCACGTGATCGTGGTCAGGCTACGAGCAGTGTGTATGATCGTGCACTACGCGACCTCGACACTGGTCGTGCTACTGCTAACACCGAACTACAAGGCATTGGTCGCGGTGTGCTTGAGGACATTGTTGGTGACATCAACACTCGTCGTCAGGGTAGCCTCGATAGTGCTGCTGCATGGGACTTCGGCTCTACATACGATCCGACTGCTGAAGCTGGCCGCATCAAGCGTTATGCTGATGAGCGTGGTTCGCAGCTTGAAGGTGACGTACGTGGCGCTGTTGGTGGCAAGCAGTTCTTCGATGTTAACTCGCTACTCGGTAAAGCTAAGGCACGTGTTGGAAGTGCTAGCGCGCCGGGTGCTGATAGCGGTAGCAGCGCATTGCTCGATACCTTCGAGAATGAAGCTACTCGTAACAACACCAACGTCAAGGCTAACGAAGGCATCTTCTAAGGTATACGCTGTATAGGAGGTGCAACAATGGACATGGGTCTAGGAGCAATCGGCGGTATTGCCGGTGGTGTCCTTAGCTACATGGGGCAGATGGAGCAGGCTGACGCGCAACGTGATGCTACGCGCGCCAACATGGACTTCAACTACGCCAACATGGCGATGCGTGAACGTGAGCGGCAAGAAGCCATTCAGATGGCTAAGAAGCTGCAAGCGGAACAGAAGCTAGGATACACTGACGCACGTGGTATGCGTACTAAGTTCGTCCCCGGTCAGGGATGGGTGAGTACGCCGTCAGATACGATGAAGCGTCTGTTCGAGTTGCAAGAGGCTGAGCAACTCAACGTACTCACTAAAGACCTGCCGATGGCGCGTGCTGTACGGCAGCGCAACTACAACCGCGGACTAGGTGAAGAAGCTCTAGCTGATACGTATAAGCGTAAGCTTGCTAACCTAGAAGCTACACCTGAGCGTGGTGATGAGGCATATGCTAATGACCTCTACACTGCACAGACACGTGGCTTGCAGGATGCAGAGCGCGAAGCTGGTGGCAAGGCGTTTATGAACTTGTTCCGCACTGGAGCAGGTAGTAGCAACGTAGCTGCTGCTGCGGCTGCTATGCAGGATAAGACTAACCGCGCATACTCTAATGCAGCACTACAATCTAAACTCATGTCGCGTGGTATGGGTCGTCGTGAGAAGAACGAACAGCGTATGCCACTTGCTAACCTCTACAACCTGTTCGCTACACGTGCATCGCAAGGTGCCAATGCTGAATACAAGCCACAAGATCCGCTCGCTGGTGATAAGATGGGCGATGCTGCACGTAACTCGCTGGTTGCTGGTCAGGACATCACGAAGATGTTCGCTAAGCAAGGTGGTGAGTTTGACTACGTACAGCCTAACCTCGGATACGGTAATGCACTAGCAGGACTTGGTAGCAGCATTAGCAGTGCATTCGGTGCTATGGGTGCCAAGGGTGCGTACAACAACAGACAAGGTGGTGGTGCTGGTGTTGGTGGCTTCGCTGCTACAGGTGATAGTGGTGGCAGTAATGGCATGTTTACAATGAACCAGAGTGACTACGATAGTTCGTACTAGGAGTACACAATGCCTAAGACGATGCCAGTCGCTATTAAGGATCAGACTGGCGACTTTGTTATGCAGATGGCACAGGGCAATCAGGCTCTTGCACGTCTGTATACGCAGTTGCTAGCTAGATACGAAGAACGCATGGCGCAGCAGGAACATCAAGAGAAGATGTACGGCATGCGCTCTGCTGATGCTGATAGGCGTACAGGTGAGAATGAGACTAGGTGGTATGATCGTAGAGACTACGACCACCAACTACGTAATCCAGCAGGTGCACCACAAGGGCCTAACCTACTTGGACCCGGTGCTGCCGGTGTTGGCAACCCTATGGCACCTAATGCTGCTCCTGCACCACAATCAGCAGCGCCTACAGGTACTCAACGTCCTAGTGTCTACTCACTGCCTAACCCGTATGACAACGGTCAAGGCGCGGGTGTGAATGCGCCAGCAGCACCCGCGCGACAATCATCTAACGCTGGCGCAGGAATGGATGCTTATGCAGCCGCAGATCATACGGACTTCAGTGCACAAGCAAAGCTACCGCCAACAGGTACACCGTCTGTCTCAGCGCCTCCACGATCCCCTCGGAGAGAACCTCCACCTAACACTCAACTACCCTCGCAACCGCGTGTTACCGCTAGGACAGCACAGACCCGGCCTCAAGCAACTTATCTACCCATAGATCAGAAGTGGCTAGACTTGATGCACCAGCAGGAGGACAAGTTCCAACTGCCACGTGGTACGCTGATGACTGCGTATGGTATGGAGAACGGCGGTGGTCGTTCATTTGGTAAGAACCCGAACAGCACTGCTGAAGGTATCTTCCAGTTCACACAGAAGCTGCGTGATGAATACAAGCTCAGCAATCAAGACATATACAACCCTGCTAAGATGATCCCTGCGGCTGCATTCAATATGCGGCGTAACGCTGACATCTTAGAGCGTGATCATAAGATCAAGCTACCACTCACGCCTGAAACTGTGCCGATGTTTGTCGCGCTGCATCAGTGGGGTAGCGGTGCTGGGCCACGTGCTATAGCTGCATACTTGAAGAACCCTGACGCGCGTATGATTGATGGCAACATCATGGGTACTACGCGCGATGCAAGTGGCAATGTCATTCCTAACTACAACGTGTTGGCTATCAATGGTCAGAAGCCTACCGTAACTGTGCGTGAGGCGTTGCAGAACAAGTCAGCGCCATATCTGAACGCGTACATGCGGCAGTTCCCAGATCATGCCAATCAACCTGTAGGACAGTATAAGTCTACACCTGCTCCAGAGGTACAGGAGCCACAGACTGCACAACTACCACAGCGTCCAGCAGGGCTTATGCCGCGTGAGCAGTTCGGTGCACATAGAGAGCATGACACGAAGGGAACTGATCCGCGTCTAGTACGTGCAGTGCGTGGTGGTGCTGAGATAGCACTACCTCCGGGTTATACAATAGAGCAGACATCAGGTGCTAGACCGGGTGGTCGTGCTTCTAGTCATCATCACAAAGGCAATGCTGGCGACTTCAGGATCATTACACCTGATGGCGAGCGTATACCTCATAGCGGTCCAGACTACACTGGATTGTATACGCGGCTAGCACGTGGTGTTAAGACGTGGGTACGTGAGAACGATCCAGAGGCTGAGAAGCATATTGGCTATGGTGGTGCGTTTGAGACTAGCAAAGGTAGTGGTCGTGCTGATACGATGCACTATGATTGGGGTGGTAGTCGCGGTCGTCTGCGTCCTGAAGTACAGTTCTCTAGACTGCAACTGCTTGCAGACCATGAACGCAATGCACCTACACAAGTAGCCCAGAGGGCGCAGCCCGGACCAGCTTCACCTGCTGCAACTCAAACTCAAGCCGCTACATCGACCACACCTACACGCCCTGAAGTTACTTCAGCTATGTCGCGTATACCGACTAGCGGTGAAGTGACTGCTAGCTTTGCACCGCCTATACAAAATGCATTTGGTGATAAGGCACCTACACCACAGGTTGCTACTGCACCTACCACTCCTGAAGCTACGCCTAAAGGTATCACGCCGCCTGATAGAGCTAGTGTCATAGCACGTAGTGACCTTGATCATGGGCTAGATGAAGAAGGCCGCTTCCAGCGTGGTATACGTGACACTGATTGGTACAAGGAGTTCAACACTAAGTACAATGAACCACCTAACCTAGATGATCCTAACTACAACTACCGTGAAGCATGGAAGTCTGGAGCGCGTCCTGATGTACGTGATCCTACTGACAACAACATGCTGCATTGGCCCAGCAAGTTCAAAGGACCAGATCATCCTAACAGGTTCGTAGATGGTGTTGACACTATCACAGGTCAGCCTAGTCAGGGACCGCAGACACCGCCTGATGTAGCTACACTCACAGCACGTAGTGATCCTGACTACAACGCTGCGGCTGCTGGTACGCCTGCTGATAATGAACTACCGGGTGACATGTATGGGTCATACTTCGATATGCCCATGCCACCTATTCGTCCACCTATTGAACAGGAGATAACACAAGCTGATCGTACGCCGGGTCCGTATGACAGCGTGCAGGATGCTATGGTCGGTGCGATGAAGCAGCGCACTAATCCTGCGTACACTGATGAAGACTTTGCAGTAGCTACACCACCAGCGGATATGCCTCCGCAGCTTGAAGCTGGTGCTATGCCTAAGCAGCCACTGCCTAATGAGTTCTCATCTGTAACACCACGTCAGGCTACACCTGACCCACTGCTCGGTGGTGCTACGCCGCCTAACTACTTCAAGCTCTCGCCGTCGCTAGACACACCTACAGCAGAAGCACGCGCACCGCTGCCTCCCGGCTTCAAAGTGCCGTTCCCTGCCCTAGATGGTAGTAGCACAAGTGCAGTAGCTAGCGCACCTAGCAACACGATGCCGCGTGGTGGAACGCAGCTACCACCTAATCTACCACGTCAGCTTGAGCCGGAGGTTGTATCAGGTAACGCGCCTACTACACGTAGTATCATTGATGCTATCTATAGTGGCAAGCTGCCTAATATGTCTACATCGCTAGACCCTAACGCTACCAATGACCGACCGAAGACTGACGTTGATAGCTACAAGAACTACATTAGTGGTGGCAACACATCTGAGAAGCTGCAACAGATCGGTGAGTGGTTGAAGGAGCGTTACAACTACGCAGGTGAGAACAACAAACCACCTGTTGATAATCAAGAGGTGTTCCAGAAAGCTGTACAAGAGTTTGTAAAGAACGCTGGTCCTAATGCTGCGAGCATGTTGACTAACTGGTTGTATAGAGATCGACAACAGCAGCCACCTAAGATGGATGGTCGTCCACCTAGTGCACCTACACCACCACCACCTGCACCTGAGCGTTTGATGCCTAACGGACAACCGTACTATCCGAAGTCAGAAGAACTTATAGTACCACCACCAAAGGGTAAAGCTGGACCTGCTAACACTGTGCTTAGTGGACCGCCAGCTACGGGTGCAGATGCTGTACCTCTAGCGGGTGCTGGTAAGCCTGCTGCTAAAGGTACACCTGTGCAGCGTATCATCGGTCCTGATGGTACACCTGTATTCGTTGTGCCTAATGCAGCAGTGCAAGCACCTATAGTTGAAGAAGCCGCAGAGCCAGAATAATGTCTGACGGTTATACAGCGTATACACGTGAGGACTTCATATCCAAGTTCGGCTACGATCCTGACGGTGTAGCTACAGACGCTAAGACTGCGAGCGCAGATGAGCCGTGGGTTAGGAACCACTTGAAGTCTGCTGCTGTAGGTGTGATGACACTGCCTACAGACTTAATCAACTTCGGGCCTACTGTGTATCAAGGTGCAGGCGCACTCTACGATGCGTATTCTAAGGACACCAAGTTCTCAGATGAGTTTCAGAAGCGCATTCAAGTTGAAGGTGCTGATGATAACAAGCTCAAGCATCTGCAAGATGTAATAGCGTCATGGAGACGGCGTGATCCTTCGTTAACTGATGAACAACTAAAGAGTGGTATCGCTGACTATCAGAAGTCGAAAGCGTTTGAAGACTTCTCTACTGAACAGTTGAGCGGTCCACACTACCTTGCAGCTAAGTGGCGTGATACTAGTAGACGACTATTAGGTGATGAGCGCACCGAAGATGAGCGCAGTTGGACAGAGAGTGCTGCCGAAGCTATAGGTGGTGCGTTCATAGGTGCACCTGTTGGACCTGTTCTTAGCGGTGCTAATGCCATTGCACGTACGAGTGCTGCTGCCGCGAGTGTCATGGCTAATCCCGCAGTACGTGGTGCTGTGCGTGTAGGTGAAGCACTCACACCGTTGACCATACCTTATAACGCTACGAACGTAGCTATCAACGCCGGTGCTGGTCTAGCTATAGATCAGGGCATGCGCTATGCACAGGGTAAGAGTACTGCATTCACACCTACACCAGAAGATCCTGCTGGCATTCCTGCACTAGCTGGTGTGGTAGGTGCAACAGGCGCTGCCGCTGCATTCGTAGCTGCTGTGCGTGGTAGGACTAGGCAGGCGATACACCCTAGTCAAGTTGAAATCAACCTTAACAATGATCCGCACCTAAACTACAGCGTTAGCCCTAATGCACCGACAGGTCAAGCTATTATAGACGGTGGTCCTGTACAACAGCTAGGTCCATCATCGGAGATTGATGCTGTAGCTAACAGCGGTATGTGGGGACGTATACAAAACCTACGCCGTACAGCGCGTGAGCGTTTCATTGATCAGAACGCACAGCCTCTTGGTATGATCCGTGATATACACGGTGGTCAAGTAGCACGTGAAGCTGAAGACTTATACACACGTAACACAGGCGCGGTGTTGAATGATCGCGTAGCATCAGACAGCCTCACTATAGATGGCCCTGTGCTTGATGCTTGGTCAGCGATGGTGCCTGAGAAACAGCGCGCAGTTGCTGCCTCACATTGGTTGACATCGTACGGGTCAGACATACTCACGACGATGGATGACTACCGTGCTAGGATCGCTGATATACAGACACAGATAAACAATCCTTACACGCACCAGTCGTCACTAGCGGGCTTGCGTAGAGAGGAAGCTGCATTACAGACTGACTTGCAACGGCTAGTAGCTGATGATCCTACAGCACGTCAACGCATACCCGCACGTCCGCAGAACTCTGTATTCGCTGCACGTAATGCATTCATAGTTGATCCTGATCCACAAGTTGCTGCGTATAGGAACGCTGTACAAGCGCGCAATAGAGAGTTGCTTGATAGACAGGTAAGAAGTGGTAGGTTGTCGAGCGTTGTTGCTGATGAATGGCATAGACGCAACCCGTACTATGTACAAGCAGTCAGCGATCCGCACGGTGATCTAACTGGTTGGTCGCGTACGTTTGCAGACCTCAGTGATAAAGCACGTACCTCAAGGCTCAGGGCTAGCGAGGGTACGTCTAAGGGTGCACTACGTGAAGGTCCACTACGCTCATTCAGCAGAGAGATACCACAACCACCTACTACACCTAATGCGCCAGAGACACGCATCACACAACCACTGCATCCACTAAGTGCGGCGAAACAATATACAGATAAGACGCTACGTGAGGCTGCACACACGACAGCACGTAATCAATTGTTTAGACTGCTAACACGTGATGCTGTTGGTAATCCTTCACACCTTGTTACCAATGGGCGTATACGTGCTGTACAAAGTGGGCAGGGTCGTTACTGGTTCACACCTGCACAGCTAAAGTCGCAGCAGTTTAGACACCTAGAAGATAGCCCTAACATCGGCATCGAGTGGGAGAACGGTCGTGCACGTGTATGGGAGTTCGGTGATCCTGAAGTAGCACGTGCTGCGCGCATGGAGCCTGTGCAACTTAGTGGCTTGATGAAAGCTGTTACAGTCATCACTAACAACAATAAGTTCTGGACAACAGGTCCAGGCAACGCACCATTCGCATTCATCAACGCTTACTACAATACAGCGATTGCGATGCTGACCCATAGGAATGATCGTGTCTTCGGACCTATATCACATAGGCTGCATCAGTTCTTACCAGAGCGTGTAGCTAGAGGCATCAACGCTGTAGTGCCTGACATATCATCGGTGATAGTTGGTATACCGTACTACGCGATTAGGAACCTTATTCAACTACAGACACACTACTTGACACGTCCCATAGCGCGAGCACTTGCACAACAGGTAGCGCCCTTTCAGGCGTTGCAGACTGCACTAGGTCCACGTGCATATAATGCTGTGATCGCTGCGGCATCACGCGCTGCGCTGTGGGCTGACAATGCTGAAGCTGTAGCGGTGCGCAGAGGTGGTGCTGGGCATGGTACACATAGCATCGACAACATACCAGTTGTACGCAACTCATTCAGTGCAATGAAGGAGCATGTGCCTGCACCTATGAGGCATGTGTGGCAGTTGTATACAGACATACTTGACAGCTTCCACATGGCTGACAAGGTGCAGTACTACACACAGAACCATGCGATGTTGTCACGTCAGTATGGTGGCAATATACCTCCTGCTCGGATAGAGCGACTACTTGATGAGACACGCAATATCGCCGGTGACATGTCGCTTGTACCGGGTAGTAAGATAATGCAAGATGTAGAGCGCATGGTACCTTACATGACGCAGACCAAGTTAGGTGCATATCACCTGATACGGAACATGTTCGGTAGGGATACCGCGCTTACGACACTACCGCGTATGATGGTGGGTATGGGTGCTATAGCACAGTCATACTACTTTATGACGCACTGGAATGACGAGAGCCGCAAGATGCTGTGGGAGCAGACACCTGAGTATGACAGGTATCGCTACGCATACTTGCCCGCACCGAAGCTAGCACTAGCACACTTCCAAGGTAAGACGCTGCCATTCAGCGAGGACTTGTACTATAAGATACGCATACCTCCTGACATCGCAGGCATGGTTGCTGGTACTGCCGCATTCTTTCAGATGATGGGCGCTATTCCTAGTAGTGCTACTATCAAGCCATTGAGCAGTGACATAGGCAAGGTGTTCATTGATAGCTTCACACCAGCTATGCCGCCTGTGTTGCAGATACTACTTGCACAGAGTGGCAAGCGGCTTGATCCATCTACGTCTGAAACACGTGGTGGCAATTGGATACGTGATAGTGGCTCACTGTTCCGTGCTGGTCCTAATGCGGAGAGCGTGTCTAACTTAGGTGAGATAAGCAATAGCACATCGTTGATGATGGCCGCTATGTTCGGTGCTATGGGTACACACATAGCGATGGCTACTGATGTGATGTTGCACTCTGCTAACTACAACAAAGGCACAGGGCCTTCGCCACTGCCAACACCTAGAGAGAGTGCTAACTACGGTGAAGGGTTGCGTCGTGCTACTGGTGAAGTGTTTGATCGCACTGTGTCTAGGGTGCCAGAGATACCGCTAGTATGGCAGAACAAAGAACGCTACAGTGCAATGACGCCAACGTGGCAGGTGACATCACAGAACAATGTGCACATCAGCTCTATTGTAGGTATGCGTAATGACTTAGGCAAGGCTGCGATGGAGCGTAGACAAGCTGCGGTGGATGCTGGTGGTATACCTGAGAAGGCGATGACTAGTGCACTGCTTACACAAATCGCTAATGACATCGCAGCGTGGCAGTATCCAAGTGGTGATCTAGGCAAGCTGAAAGCACAGCAAGCAAAGATACGTGCGGCTGTACGTGGCATTGATGCACAGTATAACATGCCACTCGAACAACGCACTCAAGAGAAGAACAAGTATGTGAAGTTGCAGAATGCTAACCTAGAACAGCAAAGGCTTGCAACGCTGTATGCTGAGCAGGTGATAAGCGATAAGTATGGTCAAGCTCTGCAACCACTACTACGCGGTAGGCAGATTAACATGTCTACGCTTGACAAGATCATGCGTGAGAACAGTGGTAGACCGGCTGCTGCTCCTGTCGGTACGCAACAACAGCCGGTCCCGTAGCTATACACTGTATACGTCAGCCTTCTTGATCTTCTTGATAGTAGACCACCGATGAACACCATCGGCATCTGGCACAGATATACCGCATTCGGCAGGGATTATGAGTTGCTTACCTCCTATCAGGATGGGTGCTTCTGCGTGCTTAACGAGTATCCTAAGAGCGGCTTTAGCTACATCACGTCGAGCGATACCGATGAGTCCATCGTGTGTGTTAAGTGCGATGCGTGCTTTACCCTTCGGCCAAGCGGGGTCGTCGTGCGCTTTGTATATTACCCTGCATATGTGATCCCCGATAGTTGACTGTGGATAGAATGCTACGATAGCTTCGGTGCTTTCATCGGTAGCTGGTATCAACTGCATGTACCGCCTACCGTATGCATTGTAGATCGCTCGTTCCTCACGAACCCTTTTTAGGTCTTGCTCCCAACCTTTCTTCAGTTCGGGAGTTAGCTTATGGTACTTGACAAACGCCTCGCTTGCTGTGCTTAGTGATAAGCCAGTTGTAAGCGCGAGCCTGTCAGGCATCATACGGTAGTTAAGACCATGACGACACCTCTTAGCAACGAAGCGAATGGTTGGCTTGCCAGCAAGCTCCGCGTTGTACTCGATGCCGTCGCGCTTAGCGGCGATGTCGTCCAATGGGTAGCGGTCGAAGGTGGGAACCTTGTCGTACGGTATGTCGAACATGTCAGCGGCAAGAGCGCGGTGACAATCGTAGGAGCCATCAATACGCGCCCGCTCAAACTGAGCAATCCACGTGTCGATGTTGTAGCGCCAGCCGACGACGCGAGCCTCCGCTTGACTGCCGTCGATGTATATAAAGCAGCAGTCAGGATCAGCAATGAACATCGCTTTCGCGCGGTCGGGAATGTTCTGAAGGTTAGCTCCACTACCCCACAGCGTTTGAGCACTACTCAATCTACCCGGCGCGTTGCGTACCCCCGTTTGTCTGTAGTCGCATCGCATCCGTGAGTCGTTGTCTGGCCTAGCTGATGCATACACGCTGTAGAACTTGTCGTCTTCGATGTACGCATCTACAGCATCAAGCACTGCACGTGCAGCGGCAGGGGTTCTTGGGTGCTTACGCATCAATTCGCGATTGGTAGCGTCAGTACTCGTTCCCCTGCCGACAAGCTTCAGCTTACTGAAGTATAGCTCTGCCATCTGCTTCGGGCTGTTAGGGTTAGGTGTGTAGTACTCATCACCAACAGCCTTACGTGCTGCGTCGTAGAACTCTTGCAGCTTGCGTTGTAGGTCAGCGTATAGGTTGCCACCGATGTTAGGATCTAGCATCTGCTCACGCATCGGCATGTCGTTGAGCACACCACCGACAGTCATTAGTACTAGGTGTGCTTGCAAGCGCATGACATGCTCGAAGTAGAACTTGTCTAGCTTCTGCTCCTTCAACTCCGCAACGATGTGCGCATTCGCTGCAAGTGTGAGAGCGCAGTCTTTACAGTTGTATATCCAGAAATTATCAACACCCCCTGTGTGACGCCAATCGTCCTTCTCATTCTTATAGTACGGATGCATTGTGTACTGCTTGACGATGAAGCCAAGGTCGTGCGGCATTGGGGGATATAACACATGATGACCAAGCAGCGTGTCGGAGTATGCTGGCTTGCAGCGAATGCGATCCTTAAACCAGAGCCACGCCATGTCGAAGCCTCCATTCTGCCACACCAGCTTTGCAGTAGGCGATGTGTATAGCTGTTGCAGATTAGAGCGTAGGCTTCGTTCTTCATACGGTGTATAGATGTTATCTTGTTCGTTACGGAATGCGATGCACATGGCCTCGTGTGCTGTAGGAGCAAGGCCGACGCAAGCTGTCTCATTACTGATGACCTCAATGTCCGAAGCGACCGGATCACGTGAGGCTTTACACATACGAATATAGTCAACTGCTTGTGTGTAGGTGGGGTTGATGTGGGTAGTGACTGCATGTGGTTTGTACTTGCCAAGTATCACAGGGCGTAGCTTATCAGCGATGTCCATGTCGAAGATGACGTGTGACATAGGATCACGTGCGCAGTAGGCAGGGTTGTATGTGCATATAGCTGTGACAGGCTTGCCAAGTATCTGACAATCCATTACACTGCCGCGCCAGTTAGTTATCCCTTTCTTACCTAGCACCGCTTCGACTGCGTAGTTGCCTAGCAGTAGTACGTGCTTGAGATTGGGTAGTAGTGATAGCTCCCACAGCAATAGCTCTTGCCATGAAGTCAGCTCATGCTTACCAACTGGTTTACGATTAGTGCTGTCAGTTACATCAAACGCGACTTGGCGCTTGACTACGTTAGTGACGTAACATTCATGGCGTTTCACCTCTGGACAGTATGTGCGTATGGCCTTCCACAGTATGTTGCCCGCCCCACCTACCAGTGGCACACCTTGAGCGATCTCGTTACGTCCGGGAGCTTCGGCTATCACTGCGAGTGTGGCAAGGGTGACACCTCCCATCGCACACTCCACAACCATACCCGCCGTCTGTGCTTGTAGTGTGAACTTGTCGCGCAGTTCTGTCATGTTCATTTGTTGAACTTCCTTTTCCAACCCATTGACTTGAGCGATGTAGCTAGGCTGCGTTGGTCGGTTACTATCGTTGCGTGCTTTGCTGCGCGTGTTACTCCTGTATAGAAGTTAGGTCGGCTTAGGTTGAAGAACGCACATGATGCCATGATGTATGTCACGTTGTCGTACTGACTACCTTGACACTTGTGAGTTGTCAGTGCGTAGGCTAGCTCGATCACCTTACGTGGGTCGTAGGTGTAGTGTCGCATATGCTTAGCACTGTATTCCTCAACGGCTGGTGGTAGTTCGACAATGCGATCACCGAAGTCAATCTCAAGTACACCTAGTGGGTCGATGTCTACTACCTTACCTACCTCACCGTTGAGCATCTGCTTAGTCTCAGGACATGGGATGAAGCTGCCCATCAAGCCGACACCATTGTTGTTATACTCTGTGAAGCGTTCACCGTAGTCACGTAGGTCGTAGCTGTTCGTGTTGCATACAACCTTGTCGCCTATGCTGACGTAGACCTTGTTCTTCACCTCCCACTTGTTGCGTGGTAGTTCGATCTTACCCGGCATGGTAGGGTTGAAGCGTGCTTGTAGTATGGTGTTCAACCTGATAGTGCCGATGTCACTCTTACGTGCTGGCGATATGATCTGGTTGTTGATGCTACTCCAATCTACCTCGCTGTTAGTAAGTGAGCCATACAATGTATGCAGCACTGCGTCGCCTAGATGTACGCCAACGTCTTGATTGCTAGTAAAGAACTGACCACGTGCGATACGTCGAGCAGCTTCGATGATGCCGTTGCCTTCGGCTTGTCGATAGATGTTGTTGAGTGTGAAGGTGTTAGGCATAGCGAGACACTTGCTGAACGGCGACGTTGGATCAGCTAGTTGTGTGTTCTCGATCGGTGGTAGTTGTCGAACATCACCGAACGTACGCAAGCAGCCACCACTAGGGATAGCTGCTACTAGGTCACGATGTAGTGCTGTTGATACCATCGCATACTCATCGACGATGATAACGTATTGCTCAAGTGGGTTGGTGCGTTTGCGAGTGGGACCACTAACAGATGTAGGTTCACCTGTTTCTTCGTCTATGTCAGGGCGGTTAAACTCTAGCAGCTTGTGGATAGTTGTAGCTGGGTAGCCGGTCGCTTCTCTAATACGCCGCGCTGCCTTACCAGTAGGTGCAGCGATTGCGAATGATACACCAACTGCATCGAGTTGTTCGCAAGCTTGCTTGATGATTGTAGTCTTACCTGTGCCAGCCTCACCTGTTACGCTGACAAGACGCTTAGCTGTATCTATGCAAGCAGCTACTGCGGCTTGCTGTTCCGCATCTAATTCCATAGCGATGTTCCTTATATGCTGCTAGGTTTCGCAGCCAGCTATACGTTGTATAAAGCAAACGCCGCACACACAGGGGGAATACAAGTGTGCACGGCGCTGCTCAGTCAGTCAGCTAGACGAAACGGGGGCGTTAACCGACTGACGTAGCTCCATCGCTTTCCTCACCGCGCTTGTTGGCGATGACCTCATGCTTGATGCGCGTCAGGCCCGAGTTGGCATACTCAGGGGTGTCAAGGAACTCGACCACCTTACGTGCGTCAGACATGATGCGATCCACAGTGAGCTTGGCACCTGGGATGACGTTGCCAGCTTCATCGGTGACACGCACGAAGAAATGGAACGTGCGCTTCTGCGGTGCGCGGTTGACCTGCTTCTTCGCGGACGATGAAGTGGCGGAACGGATAGGAGAAGTAGCCATTAGGTGTATCCTCTTGTAAGAGTTGGGTTGAAGTGCTAGATGGCGCACGTTGAGTACGCCACCTAGCTAGTATACACAGGCTAGTTAGATAGGCAACACCTGAGACACTTCCGCACGTGGATTGTTCTCAAGGTCTTTACCCATACGAACGCGGGCGCGAGCTTCACGACCTACGAAGTCGTTAGGATCAACCGCGTTAGATGCAGCGACACCGAACGCTTGGCACGTCTTCTTCAACCGCCAGCGATCAGCCGGAATGTCGCGAGCTACCACGTTGAGAGTGAACGTCAACTCATCAACACCATCACCCGGATCGAAGTCAGCAGGGAACTCCGAGCGTGGCACTTGCAACGTGAGCGTGAGCATCGTGTTGCCAGATGACGCAGCAACCTTGTCCTGTGCAGCAGAACAGATCACCTTGTACTCACCCGGCGGTAGCTGCGGAGGTGCTTCCGCATCGGCAATGTTAGAACTAAAGGTAAGCAAACCCATTGTAGTCTCCATGTTTATGTAGCTATACAGCGTACAACCACACATTAGAACTAGCAAGCTACGACGGCTAGTCCGTGTGGATAGAACTACTACTAGATGTAGTAGGGCTATTTCGGGATTGGGAGTTTAACGTAGCCGCCTTTGGTGAATGTGTCCCACCAGTCAGCTATAGTGTTGCCTTCGTTCTTGTTAGCGTTGTACTTCCACTCGAACGAGGTGTTGCCTGACATGTCGAACATGCGTGATTTCATCGGGCTTCTCAACCGCTCAGGGCGTATAGAGATATAGCGTTTGCCACCTTGATCACGCATGTTCCATACTTCACTGATGTCCTTGCTCGTCATGTTAGGTAGTTGACCGCCGAGCATCATGCTCACACCGATCACACCACCATCGCTATTACGATCTGCATCTTTCTCGTGCGTGATGAAGATGATGTGCTTGTTGAGCATGCCAGTGATACGGATCATGTTAGACACGAAGGCACCAACGTAGATGTTACGCATACCGTAGCCATTCAAACCCGGCGACTCGATGCTAGACTTAGGTGCGACGTTGACAGCGTGACGTAGTGCATGTTCAGAGAACTTCGTGAGGCTATCTACGATCACAGTGTCGAAGTCATTCAGCATGTTATACAATGTATAGGGGTCAGGCTTCATTCCTTCCTTAACAATGTCTACAGACTTCTCACTTGTCAGGTTGATACGTGCCCAATTAGGCATGTTACGAATAGACATATCACCGTCAGGATCTAATGCGATGAACAGCTTACGACCGGGCGCAGTTGCAGCTAGTGTAGTCTTACCACAACCTGCATCACCCCATAGTATCATTGACATACGCGATAGCATGTCAGTAGGTTTCTCTATCTTCAACTCCACGTGGTATCTCCCTGATGTGTAAGTACTATTATAGCATACACTAAATCACAAGCAAGCTAGGAGCGGAGCGACACACGCTCACTCCCAACTATGGATCAAGTGTTTCTGCTAGTGGCGACCAGCGATCTACTACCATCTCGTTATCGAATATGTGCTTACGTTGTTCTTCATTCTCACAGCATAGTGGGATGAAGGCGCATGCACGGAAGTAGCGGTTGCAGCTATGTGTGTACATAGGTGCGTTAGTAGGCTCGTCGTCGTATTGTAGTATGGTTGCGAGTGTGTGCATTACCCACTTATGCCATTCGTAGAATGTGTCTTCATTGCGTGTAGTAGGATAACGCATGATGCCGTCGCTGTAGCTACTAGACTTAGGCACTGGTATCTGTAGGCCCCACATGATGACGTTGCGAATGGGCTTGTCTAGGACAGTTGACATCGCGACACAGTATCCAGTGACTTGATTAGAAGTGTCAAAGCTGCTGCTCCAGACAGTATCAATGCGACTACCAGTCTTGTTCTCATGTACTTCAGGTATGGTGTCATTAGGTCTAAGAGTATCAAGGCACACAGCATCGACCCTACCAATGAACCGAACAATAGGCTTATCGCCGTGATCATGCAGTGTGACATCGAATGGTACTTCTATGCCGATGATGCTTGCGTCGTCGTTACAGATTGGTATGAAGCGACCAAGCGGATAACGCTGTACGTAGGATATAGCCGCACTTTCAAGGTTAGATTGCGTTCGTCTATTGTCTCTCGGATCATCGTGATAGCCAGACGTTTCCAAGAGATTGAGACACATCTGCATGCAGCGTGTCTCGGCATCTTCCGCGCTATTAAAGTAAGTGTGCGCCTGTTGCCAGCGATCTGGAAAAGCAGCATTGTTGAATAGCTTTCCTGCGTAGTCGTTGATTGCGGTATACTTTGTATAGTTAGTTGGCTCTTTGCTGTTGAAGTCAGTTAGCAAGTCGAAGAAGCGACAACATGCGAACACGTCATGCATAGCGCGACCGGCTTCGAGTGGTAGCACTCGTTCATTGCCGCTAGGCAAACGTTTACCGTGCCAGCTATGAATGATACCCCAACGTGGACACGTATTAACTGCGCTCATCGTGCTGTAGTCTATCCACGGCAGCGTTAGGTCCACTGTTGGCTTTATTAGCATTATCTTCTAGCTCCTGTAGTTGTTCTATGTGACGTGTCATCAGCAACTCGATGCAGCGGTCAGCTAGGCGTGCCCAATCCTTGCTCCCTTCTGTTTGTTCGTTCATTAGGTCCAACAGTGCTTTCGCCGTAGTTATACGTTGTATAGTCGATGGCATTCT